ATGTGATAAGGTAATCTTCCATCAACATACCACTTTCTGAATATATCATGTGAATATTGATTAAAATTTAAAAGGGTTAATATATACTTAAATTCTGTTCGAATGCTTTCTTTAATTTTATCACTAATTTTTAATTTATCTAGTATAACGTCTACAGGAGCTTCGTCATAATCTCCTACAATCGCTTCATTAATAATATCTTCTATAGCTTGATCGCATTCTGGTTGAGTTGCTATATCTCTATACTTGTATATTAAATCAACATCGGTTTTTGCTTTGTCACCGTCCATGTCAATGTAAGCGCCAAAGTGGCCACCAGCTTTAATAACACCAGCACCATCGTCTTCACTCTTTGGTACAAATGAAGGCCTTAAAGGTTCATCTGCTTTTCTCTTTATTTCAAATCCAAAAAATTCTGCCATATTTTAATCCTATAATATTGGAGGGACTATTGCCCCTCCTCTACTATTATTTATACACTTACGAAGTTGTGTTAGATTCCCAATATTGAATTTGGAACTCTACTGTAAACTCTTCAATAGCGTTTTCGTTATCGTATGAAAGATCGATCGCAGCAACGTTTGTTGGAAATATTCCTCTAAAGTCATATTTCTTAGTTACGTTACCAGCTTTATCCAACTGTTCGACTACTGCATCTGCCATATAATCAATAGGATTTGATAAACCCTCATTGCTTACATTAGAATTCATGCCGTTCATCCATCTTTCCATAGCGTTTCTGACTTCCATTCCTGAGTCATTAATAACGGTAACACCCCATGGTTCAAAACTTCTATCACCCGCTAATTGTAATTGTCTGCCTCTGAATAATACAGGTACAGGTGCAATTATTGATGCAGGTAATTGTGAGCCTTTACACATAAATGATGTTAGTTCAACATCGCCATTCACATATGATGGGTAGTTGAGTGTTACTTTGAAAAGGTTGGCTCTAGCACCGCCACCAACGAGTTTTGATTTAAAATCGTCTACTCCTAAAATTGCCATGTTTTATTCCTCCCTTAACTAGATATCTCGGAGAATTCTACTCCGGATCTTGTTGCTATAAAATTCAACTGTATAAAATTAATACTTCTTGTTGGCTTGACAAATATGTCAGCAACAAAATTATTGCCATCAATTACAGCTGATGTGTTATTAGTGTCATCGCAGATTACTGAAAAATCTGTTAGACCTCTTCTTCCTTTTACGTCCCTTAAGAACGGTTCAACTAAATTTTTGAACTGAGCTCTTGTAAAGTCGTCGTTAAATTCGAATAACTGGAATTTTGCAGCTGTACTTACAGCCTTTTCCAAGACAATGAATAATCGTCTTACATTTATTCTATCAAACGCAGATGGTCTCTTAAGCAATGTTTTATCTCCAAATAATACAGTACCTTGGCCAGGTGCTGATATAATTGGATTTACTCTTGCACTATAAAGAGAATCTCTTTGTCCAGATGTTGGATTAAATGCTAATTTAGTTATTCCTAATAGATTACCTCTATTAAATCCTGCAGGTGAGAACCATGCATCTGCTAATCTTTCAGATTTAGCACATAGTCCAGCCATATGTCCAGAAGCTGCAATATATCGATAAACATCATTGTATTTATCATATACATAAACTGAGCTTGAGTCACATGAGCCGTATGAACTTGAATCTAAACCAGTAGCAAAACCAGTTACTGCTGTAAGTTGAGCAGATGATGATAAACCCTCTGTATCACTTACTTCAGGTGATACAAAAGCTATACAATCTTTTCTAGATTCAGCTATACCAATTACATGATTTGCTGTAGCTACAGCAGCACTTGGACAGAACAGTAAAGATATATCCACTGTATCTGCATCAGCTAAATTATTATAAGCAGTTTGTAATTCACTATCGGTCATAGCTGCAGTACCGTCAGATCCATTGCTTAATGGTACAGTTGATACTGTAGTTAAACTTGTAAATCCACCTGTTACTCCAGTATGTGCTGACACTAATGTACCTGCATCTTCTAATGCAGTTCCACCTGTATCATCGATTATTCCTACATAAATGTAATTAGATTTTTGATTTATAACATCTTTGAAAAACAAAGAGTTACCTGCCCCGTCTTTTGCGTCAGAAGCTTGTGAAAGATATTCATAAACTTCTAATACACTGCCTTTAGTACCTGTTATTAAACCATCTTCGTCTTTCACAACCAAATGAATTTCATCGTTAGAATCAGTGTCAATTGGTTTTGCGTAGTCAGATGTTCCAGGTGCTGTAGCAAATAATCCAGAATGTGACCATGTATTAAATGTACTAGCATCTACTTTAGCTGTAACGAATTCTATAGATAAACTGTCGCCTAAGGCTCCAGCATATCTTGCAATCCAGTTATGGCCTGTAAGAGTAGTACCTGTAAATAAGTCTTCATTCTCGATTTTTATTCCAGCGCCATTACTAGAATTTTTCATTCCAGTTACGACTCCTCTAGTCACTTTTAGTGCGTTTCCATATTTTAAATATGACGCTGCTACTAAGAAGTGCCCAAAGTTACTGTCGTCAGGATTACCAAAGTTTTCAGCAAGATTGTTTTCACTACTTACTTGAATGACTTTGTTAACCGGACCCCAGTTAAATTGTCCAGCAAATCCACCGATATTGGTGGCCACCGCTGGTACGACGTTTGTTGCATCAATCTCTGATACTAAAACGCCTGGTGATACTTGAAATGCCATCGCTTTATCCTCTATTTATTGAGTTAGTTAATATGTTATTCATAATACGGTTATATTCACTTACTATTATTTATAAAAATACTGTTTTTAATGCACTAATGGTTTGTGCTATCGTCCTTTCCTGCGTAATCGCTTACCATAAATAATCTATTAGGATGTACACTAACTCTAAATTTGGTCATATCTTTACGATTAACTAACATTTCAGATGCTGTATCTTTTTCAGTTAACCCTATTTCCATCGTATATTTTTTATTATTGAATGTGATTCCATGCTCTATAACAGGTCTTTTATCAAAAGCTTTAAGACCTCTTCGTGGTTCAGATATATCTATAATATCACTAGTAAATGCAATACCGTTCTTTTTCCAAGTTACGATATCTCCATCTATTTTCATTTCATCAACATGAAGCATAGTTGCTGATGCTGAATTACCTGTATCAAATTTTGCTCTGATGAGATTATCTTCCATTCCATCGAGTTTTATACTTTCAATATATCCAACTTCTTGTCTCATTAAAGGCCTTCTATTGTGGTCATCACTAAACCATAATAGTATTTCATCTAATACTTCAAAATCTGAAATCTTTTTAGTTTTCTTTCCTGTCTCTAAATCATACCCTAAGAAATGAGATCGTATGCCTGGGCTGCCATTTACTTCTAATATGTAAAACTTGTTATCTACTATACAATGATCTACTCCACAATATGAAGCACCGGTACATCTAGCTGCGTCTATTACTAATTTCTTTTCTTCATCTGATAAACTATATGGTAGTGTTTCAGCTCCTAAGTGTACGTTATTTCTAAATTCTTTTGATTCTTTTTTTCTTCTTTCAGCTGAACCGACTATTTTATTATTTACTACAAGAGTTCTTATGTCTGATTCTAGCTTAAAGTATTCTTGTATTAATAAATCAGCTTTAAATTTCCATAGAGATTGGCATACAGATACAAGTGAGCTCATATCATTAACTTTTGATACACCAATACCTTGAGTACCTCTTAATGTTTTTATAATTACGGGAAACTTACCGCCTATTCTTTTATGTGCTTCTTCTATTGACTTGACGTTATTTACTATTGCAGTTCTAGGTACTGATATATTATTTCTTTCAAGTGCTAATGTAGATGTCATTTTATTATCACATAGTAACATTGTCTCTAAATCGTTAATTAAAAAGAAACCAATATTCTGTAACGTAGACACAAGTGCTTGAGATGTAAGTGACTTAAGAGCTCCTGCTCTAACAAATATAATAGTATTTTGAATATTAATATTGATTTGATTATCCTTTCCATCATAATTACGTATCTTTACTGAGCCAATTTCAACATCACTTGAAACCATATAAGCTTCATCAACATCAATCAAAGTATTCTTAATCTTATTTTTATCGCACACCTTCTGCATTAATTCCGCAAAGGTGCCCTCCTCATTTCCGAGGCCCATAATTACTATATGTAAATCCTTAGCAGGAGTTACATCTTCTGTTAAATATTCTGTGAACTTTTCCATTCTGTTTCGAACCATATATTTCCGTCGTCGTCTTTTATATATTTATTAGTTTCTAAATCTCCATTGTCTACAATTCCAAAAGGTAACATATCGTCTTGAATAGCTTTTAACCTTTCGTTATACAACATAGTTTTCATATTAATATTCGTAATAGATTGGAATATATCACTAGTTGTGAACCATCCAAACATTACTAAATTCATCATTAAATCATCGTGATTTGGCGGCTGAGCTTGCCATGAGTTTGCTCTAGATACAAAAGTACTCATTTCAATTATAGTATTTGAATCGTAAATCATTAACTTTTTCTGTTCTAATAATTCTTTTATAGAAGAACAACCAATTCTTTTTACTCTTTTGGTCATTGTACAACCTAAAGCATTAGCTTTAATCGTAGATTCTACAAACATATTTTCGTATTCTATTTCGTAATATAACCCATTACACACTATACCACCTTGGTCATTACTTTCTATAATAACGTATGCTTCATTATATGTTTTTGCATACTTATATATTATATCAGGCATTAACATTGGTGATATATTATTATCTCTAAAGGTAGCTACTTGTTGAAAAGGAGTTGTGCTTACATCTATAATTGTAAATGTACTATAGTCTTGAGCTCTACCTTTTGAAACATCAACAGTCATTACGTAGTTATGACCAATTTCTGGCTCAACATATACATTAATATTTTCTTTATAATATAACGGAGTTCTACTTTGTTGTGCTAATAACGTAGAAGCATCTATTAATGTATTACCTCTGCCATGGAATGTATTACCAAACTCTTGGTCAAATTGTAATTCGGATGTATTGGCTATTGTTGTTTCTTTCCATTTATCATCTCTTCCTGGCACATCCCACCAATCAACTCTAAATGGTATAAATTCATTAGTTTTTTGAGTAGCGCCTTCCCATAGTTTATGATATACATTACCTATACCATTTGCCGTTGACGTAATAATAACTTTAGTATCAGAACCTGCCGATACTACTGGATAAGTTGATGTATAGAATTGTGCATCATTCTCTACAAAGGCAAACTCATCTAAGAACAATAAGTTAATAGAAAGACCCCTGATAGAACTACCAGTTGTTGCTGATGCTAAAATCTTTGAATTATTACTAAACTCTAATGAACCTTTGTTAAGTGACTTACATCCAGGCTGTAAAAAGAATGGTAAATTCTCTAATGCTAATGTTATTCTGGATAACATCTCTCTAGCAACTGCACCTTTGTTAGCTAATACAGCAATAGTTTTTTCTGGATAAAATATAGCATACCATAATAAAAACACAACTGATGATATTGATTTACCACTTTGTCTACAAGCTAAAACAATATTAAATCTATTTTCTTTAAACTGCTCAAACATATT